CGACAAAAGATGGACCGTAAGTTTAAAAAGTTCTTTTTGAAATTTATGGAAACTCATAAGGTGTGGATTGTAACAGGATCGGACTATGCCAAAACAAAGGAACAACTAGGTGCTGATATTACCGAAAATGTTGTTACTTGTTATAATTGTTCTGGCAACGAAACAAGGCATAAAGGACAAATTGTAAACGCATCAAATTGGAAAATATCAAATGAACAAATTAACTGGCTTTGTGTAAAACTTGCAGAAAGTCAATTTGTACTACGTACGGGCAAGCATATTGAACAGCGTAATGGTATGGTAAATTTTAGTGTCGTTGGTAGAAATGCCACACTCGGTGAACGTAAACTCTATATTGAATATGATAAGAAAACAAATGAAAGACGCAATCTTGCCAATAGCTTTAATTATGTTTTTGGATCAGAATCAATGGGTCTTCATGCCGTGATTGGCGGTGATACTGGATTAGACATATATCCTATCGGTAAAGATAAATCACAAATACTTCAAGATTTTAATGCTGATGATGATATACAGTTCTTTGGTGATAAAATGGATATCGGAGGTAATGATTATCCTTTGGCACGTGCTAATAAGGCAGGAACAAATCATCACGTTAAAGATTGGCGTGAAACTTGGGAGATACTAAAATGTTTACCATAGAAATAGACTGGGATGAAACTGCAGTTCAAGTATTAGATCAAAGTGGCCGTTATGAAGATGTTGAATATATTATCTATGAGGATATTGTTTACATTAGGCAATGGGATGAAGATCTTCAAAGATATAGTGTAATCGCTATGACTGCTGAAATGTTTAGGGATTTTGGTTTTGCCCTCGACTTACCTGAAGGTGCATACATAACAAAAAGGAAAGAAGATGATTGAAATTTACGGAACACCAACTTGCGGATATTGTTTGAGAGCAAAAAGACTTGCACAGTCTCACGATATTGCGACAGAATATAAAGATATAACCTTTACAAATTTTAGAGAGGAATTGCTTGAACGCAAATCTGATTATACAACGGTTCCTCAAATTTGGTGGCACGGAAAATATATTGGCGGTTATAATGAATTAGCTAATGAAATCGAGAACACGAGAAATTTTGGAGATGGTCCTTTTTAACTATTGACATTCCTGTTCTAATAGTGTAGATTAGAATCATCAAATAAAGGAATCATATTATGTCATATCAAGTTGAACTCGACATTTCATCAGAACCCACACACGGTGAGGTACTACAATTTGCAACCGAACACGGTTGTACCGCAACTCTATTGCAGGCAAACGGTCCTGCTGGCGGTAATCCACTTTACTTATTCCAATCTGAATCATTTGATATGCTTCAAGAATTGTTTGAACAAGTTATGGGCCATGGTCATGGCTTTGATGAAGAAGAAATTAAAACTATGTTTGTGGAGGTGTAATATGATTGAATGTATTATAATTGCTGAGCGCTTACGTTCCTTATCTCGTCGTGCTGATAATTTTGGCAAAACTCGTGAAGAGTTGATTGAAGAAATTGTTATGATTGCTGAAGATTATGAGGCACGTGCTGAACGCCTTGAAAAGCAAATGGAAATGGAGGCAGCTTAATGTCTATGCATATGATTCGTGGTGTACAAGTCCACGGTAATTCAAAAAAGAAACTAACACCACGTGATAAAAAAGCGGCGGTCGAGCATGAGAAATGGTTGGCAAAGATGGGTGTTGGTAAAACAAAGGCACGTAATACTAATACTATTCCTGATTATGACACAGGACCACGTATGACCTCTGATAAGGTTGCTGGTAACGGTGCTAAAAAGGAAGCAACACAATATACTGGTGATTATATTATCGGTATTGGTCAAATGCATAAATCTAACGGTGTTCCTATCACTCGTAAAGAAGATGCTGTTGCAATCGCAAGTATGAGGCGCTAATGAAACTTACAACTGATATGATTATTGATGATGAGTACATTATGTTTGGTGACAAAGTTACTCGTTTTGAGGTTGTGGATAATAAAGGCCGCGCCTATGCAAAACACCGTGTACAAGAGCTAAAGTTTCAACTACAAGATGATGGTAGAACACTTAAAGCATTTGTGCGATTTGAAGAAGAGGAGGAAATATCAATTGACTAAACTTATTTATGGAACAGCAATAGCATTTGCTCTGGTACTATCTAGTTGGTATTTGATCCACATTTGGTCGGATTGCCTTAATGAAAATTCAGTATTTACCTGTATGAGGATGTTAAGTAAATGAAGATAATTATGAATACCGAATCAATCTATAAACGTGATTCAAAACAAGCAATCCGTGTATGGTTTGGTGAAGTAGGAGTAGATGGTGATACCTATGGTTGGCGCAGTACAGCAGGTTTGTTGGACGGCAAAAAAGTCACGTCAGGTTGGAAAATAGTTGAGCAAAAAAATGTCGGTAAGGCAAATGAAACCTCACTTGAGGAACAGGCTGTATCTGAAATGAACTCAGACTATGATAAAAAACTTGAACGTGGCTATTTCAAAACCATTGCTGATATTGATAAATTCACTAAGATCAAACCAATGTTGGCTGCAAAGTATGAAGATGTTACAATTAACTTTGAAACTCAAAGATATTATACTCAACCAAAATTAGATGGTATTCGGTGTATTGCTCGAGCGGATGGATTGTGGTCTCGTGGGTTTAAAGAAATCATTAGTGTACCTCATATCCATGAAAGTTTAAAATGGTATTTTGATAAACATCCTGATGCTATTCTTGATGGTGAGTTATACAACCATGACCTCCGTGAAAACTTTAATAAGATCACATCGTTGGTCCGTAAAACAAAACCAGAACCTTTGGACATTAAAGACTCAAAAAGATTGGTAGAATATCACGTTTATGATCTAATCAGTTCAAATGAAGTATTTTCAAAACGAATTGATGAATTATGCCTATTGGAATTTGACCCGTGTATTCAAGTTGTTAAAACAGAAGAAGTACGTAGCTTTGAAGAAATTGACGCTAAATATGGTGGATACCTTGAAGCAGGTTACGAAGGACAAATGGTCCGTGCTGATGATGTTTACCAACAAAACAAACGGTCAAAGTTTTTACTTAAACGTAAAGAGTTTCTAACTGATGAGTTTACAGTTATCGGTGTTGAAGAAGGTAAAGGTAATTGGTCAGGACATATCAAACGGTTTATCCTTGAATTAAAAGATGGTACTCAATTTGGTGCAGGTGTACGTGGAAATCAAGCATTACTTAAAGAAATGTATAACAACAGTGATAAACCTAATTGGTGTACTTTACGTTACTTTGCACCAACACCTGACGGCATTCCAAGGTTTCCTGTAGTAATTGATTGGGGAAACGGCGTTCGTGAGGACTGACATAAATAACTCTATCAAAGGAGTTATACTATGTGGTTTCATAACGGTGAAGAATTTACCTCAGAAATGATTAAAGACTATATTGGATTTGTTTACTGTATTACGGACAAATCCAATGATAAGAAATACATTGGCAAAAAATTGCTAATGTCAAAAAGGCGCCTACCACCTCTTAAAGGTAAAACCCGTCGACGTATTAAAATCGTTGAGACTGATTGGCAAAAATATTATGGTTCATCTGAAGAAGTCAAACTGATGGTTGAAGAAAAAGGCGCCGACAATTTTCATAGAGAAATACTACACCTATGCCATAAGAAAGGTGAGCTCGGATATTTAGAACTCCGGGAGCAAATCTTACGTGATGTTTTATTGCGTGACGATTATTATAATGGAATTGTCCAAGCAAAAATTCACCGAAACCACATAAAGTCATTGACATATCTTATAGAATAGATTATTATAGTCTAGAATCACAAGGAGATACCAATGATTATCAAACGCAAATCAGCATACACCGGTCTTACTCGGTCAAAGGATATTCCTGTTGACCCACAAGGCTGGGCAATGTATCAGTCAGGTTACGGCAGTGTTGATGAATGTCTTCCGTATCTTACTGATGAAGACCGTGACTTTATTTTGTCAGGTATGATGCCTGATGAATGGAACACTGCTATCAGTGCCGAACTAAAACTAATTGTGGAAGATACTTTTATATGATATTCCTATTTAACGGACCACCCAAATCAGGCAAAGATGCTGCCGCTGATTATTTTAAAGAAAAAGGTTATAAGCACCTTTCTTTTAAATATCAGTTATATAAAGAAACTTGTAATTACTTTGGATGTAATTATGATTGGTTCATGGAACGATATGACGACCGCTCAGTAAAAGAAGTACCTCATATGGATATCGGACATATGTCTTGCCGTGAAGCAATGATCTATGTTTCTGAAACAGTTATCAAACCAAGAAAAGGTTTGGATTACTTTGGTTTGCAGGTGGCAAATGAAATTGATTTATCAAAGGATTATGCTATCTCAGATGGTGGTTTTGTTGACGAATTAAAACCTGTTATAAATACTATTGGTTCCGATAATTTTATCTTGGTCCAATTGACTCGTGATGGATGTGACTATTCAACAGATTCAAGACGGTATTTTAATGGTAAAGTTGTAGAAGAAATTGTTAACTCTTATGCAACACCAATCCAGGCCAAATATGTTTTAGATTATAAGTTTGATGTTAAAACGTACAGGATACATAATAATGGCACGCTCGGAGCTTTTCATAGTGCATTAGAAAATATTTATGAAAAGGAAGTAACATATAAAAATGTCAAAGAGCAAAAGTTCAAATGCGACCAAGAAGGAAAAATACTCGAGTCGGATATTCTATGAAAATCCATATGACATTGAAACATTTTTCGAAGCTCTTGGTATCGCAGCCGACCACGGTAAAGAATTGCAATACGTAGATCAATTTATTGCGCGTATGAAATCTGAACCGACGAATGATACGGCAACCACCTGCTTTGAAATCTTAAGAGATTTTGAACTGATTAAATTTGAAGATTAACTAAACTAAAATAGAAAGATTATATTATGGACAAGAATGAAATTATTAATGCACTTAAAGTCGGTGTATGCGAAATTACTTTCACAAAAAAGAATGGTGATGAGCGACTAATGTTTGCAACACTCAATGAAGAGATGTTGCCACCTCAAAAAGATATTGAGGAACAAATCCAAAAGAAAAAACCTAACAATGATGTTCTCGCGGTTTATGACGTGAAGGCACCAGGATGGCGTTCTTTTCGTTGGGATTCATTAAAAGAATTTACAAAAGGAGTTTAATAAATGAGCTGTATCTATAAAGGTGTGGTTGAGGAGTCTGAACTATCAGGTAAATCCAAAGGTGGTACTGAAATGATGAGAGCACGCCTTATGGACGGAGTAGATCCTGCACTGTTGCAGGAATATGCTATCCACTTGTCACGTCCGCGTGATATGAAAGGTGATGTTAAAAATATCCTATGGTGCCATGACCTTGCCGAGGATCCTGAAAACAAAATTCTAAAAGAAAAAGGTTGGAATAATTTTGACCATATTGTTTTCGTTTCACAATGGCAACGAGATCAGTATATCACTTATTATGGTATACCGCACTCAATGTGCTCGGTAATTCCTAATGCTATTGAAAAGGATTACAAACCTTCGGAAGAAAAAGATTATGAAACTATTCGTTTTGTATATCATACAACTCCGCACCGTGGTTTGGAATTACTTATTCCTATCTTTGAACAATTAGCAAAAGAATTTGATAACATCCATCTTGATGTGTTTTCGTCATTTGGTATATATGGTTGGGGTCATAGAGATGAACCTTACCAACCGTTGTTTGATAAAATTGAAGCACATCCTAAGATGACTTATCATGGATCGGTAAATAACCGTCTTGTATTGGATACATTGGATAAATCTCATATTTTCCTATATCCAAATACATGGAAAGAAACATCTTGCATCTCGTTAATTGAGGCAATCAAATCAGGTTTGGTTTGTATTCACCCCAATCTTGGCGCACTTACTGAAACCGCAAGCGGTGCAACAATTTCTTATGATTTCCATGAGAATGCCACACAACATGCGAACGTAGCATATTCTGTCGCAAAAGGTGTACTTAATATGCAACAATCCGATCCTGACTTTATTCGCCGTTTCACAACAAGTGATAGGTTCAATTTAGCCAGAAATAATATAAATACTTTTACAACAACATGGACACAGCTCCTACGAGCATTGGCAGTAAATGACTGACAACATCATAGAATTCCCTAAAGTTAATACAAACTTCGAGTCTTTAACGAAAGAACAGTTGCGTTCAGTACTTGACGAGTATAAAGAAGAAGTAGCTAATGAAATGTCGGAATTTTTGTTTCGGCACGTCATTGGTGAATTAACAAGGGTGGGGCATAGCTTTGATAAAGATATAGAATATTTTATGCCTTCTATGATGATGGTCCTAGAATCAATAAGGTCGTTAGCTTTACAGGCACACGGAATTGAGCACGACTTTCAATCAATCGCAAAAGATATACTTGAAATTGAAACAAAAGATATTAACAGTTTTAAAGAAAAAATGGTTGACATTGAGGAAGAGTTAGATTAATATAGTTTATATAAATCAAATTGAAATGAGAAAACACAATGGCAATATTAGTAGATTACAACCAAGTTATCCTTGCCTCGCTATTTGCGAGCATCGGTAACCATACGAACATTGATGTAGATGAAAATCTTATTCGGCATATGTTCTTAAATTCAATTCGTTCTAACCGTAAAAAGTTTACAAAAGAATACGGTGAGATCGTTATATGTGCTGACGGCAAAAATTCATGGCGCCGTGAAGCATTTCCTTATTATAAGGCAAACCGTCGCAAATCACGAGATGAGTCTGAACTCGATTGGAATGTATTATTTGGTATTATGAATACCATCCGAGATGAGTTGAAAGAATTCTTTCCATATAAAGTAATTCATATGGATCACTGTGAAGCTGATGATATTATTGGCACTATCTGCCATGACGAAGGTACTGATTTAAATATCGGTAATGAAAAATACCTTGTTCTATCAGGTGATAAAGATTATATCCAATTACAATCCTATGTGAACGTAGATCAGTATGATCCTGTTCGTAAACGTTGGATCCGTAATGATAATCCTACAAATTATCTCAATGAGCATATCCTTCGTGGTGATAAAGGTGACGGTGTACCAAATGTCCTGAGTCCTGACAATTGCCTTGCAGTAGGCACACGTCAAAAGGCAATGACAAAACCGCGCCTTGAGAAATTACTCAAAGGTACGTCTGAAATGGATGAAGAAACATTGCGTTGCTTCCACCGTAATAAAATGATGATTGACCTAAGTCAAATCCCTGCTAATTACGTAGAACAAATTCGTTCTGAATGGAATCAACCAAAAGACATCGGACGGCAATATCTATTTGATTATTTTGTCAAGCGTAAATTGAAAAACTTAATTACAGATATACAGGATTTTTAATAAGATGGCAAAAAAATTAGCAATTTCAGAAATCATTTCTGAGCTCGGTAATATGGGTAAACCTGAAGAAAAGATTGAGTGGTTGCTGAAAAATGATTCGCAACCACTCCGTGAAATCTTACGGTTGACTTATGACAAATCAGTTAAGTGGTTACTACCTGACACTGCTCCGCCTTGGAAAGAAAACGAATATGAAGATGAAGCACGTTTGATGCTTTACCGTGAAATGCGGCGTATGAAAATCTTTCTTGAAGGTGGCGGATATGACAATTTGAATCAAGTCAAAAGAGAAGGTTTATTCATAAGTTTGCTTGAAGATATATATAATGAAGATGCCAAACTTTTGGCCAACTATGTTATAGCACAAAAATCATTTAAAGGACTGCGTAAGTCAACCGTAGTCAAAGCATTTCCTGATCTAATAAAAGAGTAAGAATAATGGCAAAAACGTTTAAGAAATTCCGCGAAGATTATATGGATGATGAATGGGGTGATGAAGACGAATCAGTTACCAACAAGGAACGTCGTATGCAGAACCGCCGTGATAGGAAAAAAACTAAACGCAATGAACGCAATGAAACATTTTTAGAAAAAAATGATTTAAAAAGAAATTAACTATTGACATTTGAGTACAAATAGTGTAGATTGATTCTATAAGGTAAAACAAAAGGAATCAATCTTATGGGTACTTCATCAATGATCGCAAACTACAACGAAGACGGTACAGTTACAGCAACATATTGCCATTACGATGGTTATCTTGCTTATAACGGCCGTCTTCTTTTTGAATCATATAACACTCCCGAAAAAGCAAAAGCTGTTGCTAATGCAGGTTATATCTCAGGTTTAAAAGAAGACTTGCAAACATCTTTAGATGAGTCAGTACATTCAAACCAATCTCCTGTAACATACAATTCAGTTGAAGATTTTCTGGCAAATGGCCGTGAATATGCTTGTGCTGATTACCTTTACCTGTTTGATGGTGACGCATGGTTCTTTGTTTCAACTATGAATGAAGGTCCATGGTTGATGGAAGAAGTTGAAATGAATTTAGCGGTGGAGGCGGCATAAATTTGAAATTAAATCAAATTAACCATTGACATTCTCCGTAGAATCAGTTATATTAGAATCATCAAATAAAGGAAAAACCAAATGACTACACAATTTAAAAACTTTGATCGCAAAAACCTGAAATCACTTCGTCAAGAAATGAGTGCACTACTTGCATCTTATGGTGTATCAAGCAACCTTGATATTGAAGTTGGCAATATGTCTTTCAGTGATGCTGAAGTAAATATCAAAGTTTCTGCAAAAGTTAAAGGTGCGGTTACTATGACTGATCGCATTCTTCAAATGGAAGTTGACCGTTTGGGTCTTTCTATGAAAAACCGTGATGGTGATGAACTCATTGAGTACAAAACCCGCTCACCAAAATATGCCTTTGTTTTCCGTTGTGGTAAAACTGGCAAAATGTTTAAAACCGATGAGCGTTCTGCAATCCGGCGGTTCGCATCCTAAGAAAGGAAATATATTATGAATAAACGTGAAAAATTAATTTTAGTCGACTGTGATGGTGTATTGCTTGATTGGCAATACTCCTTCTATCAATGGATGGAAGCTCGTGGTCATTACGCAAAAGACATTGCTGAATATGATATGGGTCAAGTTTTTGATATGTCATATGACAAAGCAAAAGAAATGTGTGAGTACTTTAACTGCTCTGCTGCAATCGGTTGGTTATCACCATTCCGTGATGCAAAGAAATATGTTAAAAAACTCAATGAAGATCACGGGTACATCTTCCATTGTATCACTTCACTGTCGACTGACAAATATGCTGGTAAGCTTCGGATGAAAAACCTTGAAGCAGTATTCGGTAAAAAAGTGTTTGAAGAACTTATCTGCCTACCATGTGGTGGTGATAAAGATAGTGCTCTTGAAGCATACCGTGACTCAGGTTGTTTTTGGGTTGAAGATAAACCTGAGAACGCCGTAACCGGTTCTAAATTTGGTCTTGAATCACTGTTGATTGAACATCCACACAATAAAGATTTTTCTCACACTGATGTGGTAAATGTTAAAAATTGGCGTGAAATCTATGATCTTATTGTATAAATAATGCTAACAGATGTTAGTTAGATTATGTGAAGGCAATCTGTTAAGGTTGCCTTTTTCCATTTTAAAGGAGTATGAATGCCTGTATATAGTTTTGAGAATAAAGAAACGAATGAACAATTTGAATTGACAATGAGTATGGCTGAACGAGAGCCGTACCTAGAAGCAAACCCCAATATAAAACAGATATTTACGAAATTTCCGGGAATCGGTGACCCGGCACGTCTCGGCATTAAAAAAGTTGACGACGGTTTTAAAGATGTGCTTAAAAATGTAAAGAAGCATCATCCAGGTTCAATTAAAAAGGATGGTGCAAAAAATAAAATTAACACATGGTAATACACCATTAGGAGGTTTCATGGCTAAACAGCGAAGATTATCCCGCAAAGAAAAAAGAAGAGTAGAACGTGAACAGGATTATATGATGGGCATTTTAAACACTAAGTTTTCAATGCGACAAATTAAACCATTAACACCATCACAATCTGATCTATTTCAATCTTATAATAAAGGATACAATATCGCAGCTATCGGAACAGCAGGTACAGGAAAAACAATGTGTGCTACATACTTGGCACTCAATGATGTACTACAGAAAGGAGAGTATGAAAAGATCATCATTATTAGATCTGCAGTTCAGACACGCGAGCAGGGCTTTATGCCCGGATCACAAGCACAAAAAGAAGCGGTATTTGAATCACCATATACCGATATTGTGAATGACTTATTTGGAAGAAAGGATGCTTATCAAGTTCTAAAAACAAAAGGAATGATTGAGTTTAAAACTTCATCATTTGTCCGAGGATTAACTTTTGACAATGCGATTATTATCGTGGACGAATGTCAATCAATGACATACCATGAACTTGACAGCATTATTACTCGCGTCGGAGAATCATCAAAGATTGTATTTTGTGGTGACACAAAACAAGATGATCTACAACAATCTAAAAACCGTGCCGATATTTCAGGATTAGTAAGCTTTGTTAAAGTACTAAATGCTATACCGTCCTGCGATGTTGTAAAATTTGGAGTGGAAGATATTGTCCGCTCGGGATTGGTAAAAGAATATATAATTGCAAAAGAGAAACTATTAGAGGCCGCATAATGCCAGCAGTTATAAGAAAAGGGATAGATAGTCATATTGGACATTTCAGTACGACTCCTAACCCTTTTCATAAAACTAAATATGCTGTTGCAGGACAAGGTAAGGTTACCGCTCAGGGTGGCCTTGCCGTAACAACAGGTGGATCAACAGCCTGCGGTGATAATGCCGTAGGCGGTTCATCAAAAGTAACTGCAGGTGGATACGCCGTCCATAGAACTGGTGATGCCACAAGTGGTCATGGTAGTTATGTTGCAAATGCCGCTTCGGCAGGTTCAGACAAGGTTACCGCCGGCGGATAAATAACGCATGGCAAATCCAAATTACGCATCCTTATTAGCACAAATTGCAGCGGAGACCGATCCCGTTGCTAAAGCAGCTTTGGAAGCACAACTTGTCATTGTCGCAGAACTTACAGAAGAAGAAATAGAATTATTTGAGTATACCGCATTTGACTATATTGAATTTAACCCGGGTTATAATAACGAGTTCAAATCATATGTTGGCCAATACTTTAATGACGACGGAGATTCAACCTAATGGCTATTACCAAAAGAAGCACTAAAGGCACCTCATTAACATATAATGAGATGGACGATAACTTTGAAGCAATCGCACCGAGAACATCCGCGGAAGGTTCACTGCAATTACCATCAGGTTCAACATCCCAACGAGATACAACACCGATTAATGGTTATATACGATATAACAGTACACTGAACCAATTTGAAGGTTATGTGAG